TCGCATACGCATTATCTAATTCATCATAAATTGTGTTTGTTATTCTTTCAGGTCTACTACTTTTTTCCCTTACTACAATAGGACGATCGGTGTGTTGCTTCAATGTTTCTACAACTTCTTTACGCCATTTGTTCATGTCGATGCCGTAAAACTTTGCTGGCTTTTCGCTAGGCATAACCACGAGAATGTTACGTCCATTCTTTTTCCAACCGGGTATTTTGTATTTTAATTTTTCCCAGCGGTCACTAGGACGTTCAACAATAGTATTGTGTTGAAGGTCATTTTTAACTATTCGATGAAACCATTTCCATCCATTAGGGTTTATAGGCGACTTGTAATTTCCAAGGTATCCACTGTCCATATAATAAAAGTCGCGTTTGTCTTCCCAACACTGTTTCATAATTTTGTGCTTTAAGATTCCACGAAGCACAATCGGATCAGTAGAAGAATTGTAGTCAAACTCTTTATCCGATGTAGGTTTAAATCCACTTCCTTCAGCGAACATGTTAACGTATTCATCTGTTCCGTTTTTGCTTAAGAATATCATGATAATATATAGGCTAGGTGTCTAACTTTATGTCCTAAATCTTGTTCTAATGGAATTGCTTTAATCTCATCGCAAAACTGTCTAACTGGCTCTAAATTATAGTCATCAAAAAATATTAATTTACTGCCTTTTACTTTTTCATAATCATGTTTTACAGTTTCATAACTATGTCCTCCATCGATAAAGACAAAATCAAATTGTCTTTGTTCTAATGTTTCTTGAGTATACCCTTTGTGTAATTCCCAGGTAAAGGTCTTATTTTCGTAAATAAAAAATTTTTCTCTATTAGGATTACAGTCTCGTTGTATTTTTTCCATTGCAAGTTCGGTACGTCGATAGTTACCGCTACCTTTGCCATTGATTTCTTTTTTATTATTGCTTTTACTCGCTAGCTCAAATAAATCATATCCTGCAAAATGAAGTTCGTCTGTGTACTGCAAAGCATAACGACAAAGATTTAAACTAGTCTTGCCTCTGTAGCAACCTATTTCACACAATGTCTTAGGCTTTACAGCATCTATAGCTGCATATAGATAAGGATATCTCCATCCTCTTTTTGCATCAGTATCTTTAGGCCAATCTATCATCATTTCCAATTCCTAAACGTGTTATCTAATGCTTTTAATTCAGCGTGTTTTTTATTTTTCTTTTCTTGCTTGTCTAAATCTTTTCTAGCTGCACCAGACTTAATTTTGTCAACATAATTTTCCATCTTAGGATCTTTCTTCCTTGCTCCTTTAAAGTGTCGGAAATATTTTCCTAGAACAGTTTCTTTAATTGGACTATGTGCCTTGCGTTCAGGATGGAAGTCAACAATTGCATGTCCGTTTTGTTTTGCATCTACTACACAGTCTGCAAATACATAAGCATCGTTAGGCTTAGGAAAACGATCTCTATTATCTACTTCTTTAGAAACATAGATGTCAAAATATCTATTTACAAACGTATCAGCATAATCATGTCTACGATTAAACCAATAAACTCCAGTATCGGCATGTTCAATTTTCGAACCTTTTAATTTGCCTTTGTTCATTGTGACGCCCATGTATGCAGCTAGTTCTCCGTTTTTTAAAATACTATCTAGCCAGTCATGCGTAATAGGTCTATATGTAATGCTGTCTGCATCTAGATAAATTATTTCGTCAACATCTAGTGTACGACATGCATGTACCCATGCAAATGCTTTGTATGCAAATCCTCTACTAAAATGTGTACCAATATAATCTAAATATTCTTTCAATGGATCTCCGCAAGACTCGTATACATCTAATTCTTTTAAGTTAGATGCACTAATATCTAACTTCATATCTTCTGTGTAACAGTACAAAGGTATATCACTTGGCCAAAACTCTAAATAAGTTTCTACCATAGTTTTAGCCATTTGATCATAATAGCTCTGATTAAATGTTGTTATACATGCATATTTTTTCATTTTATTTTCCAAACATAAGAGGCTTTAAATGCGCCCAGCTTTCACCTGTACGATTTTCTTTAGTAGTCCAGTGAGTGTAAGCGACATCATTACACCATTGTGTTCTATCAATTTCATAATCTAAATTTTCTATTTGACTTAGATCATTGTGTGTAACTGGACTTACCATACTTCCTCCATCTAGTGCAAAAGTAGGTATACCATCAGAGACTGATTCTACTCCGCTAAGACTATTATAAGTAATTACACAATGTGCTTGTGCAAAGTCTTGTTCTAGGCCGTCGCCTTGGTAATCAAAATTTTTCTTATTACTGACTAAAACATTCTCACTGACTTTAATATTTTTATTTTTTTTGACAAGTTTAGAAGCTAGTTTTTTACCTGCACTATAATTTCTCGGGTGAGGTCTAATAATAATAGGACGATCGCTGTATTTTCTTATTTGTAAGATAATATCTTCTACCCAGTCATAATAGCTATTGTATTTTGAATAAAGATTTATTAAACTACTATCTCCTTCTTTTTGACACATAATTAAAATAGAGTCGCCCGGACTGTGCCAATCCTTTAGCACAATACCGCTTTCTTTAGAAAATTTATTCCATCTATCAGAAGGAGAGTTTTCATTACCAAATATACCATCGTTCCATTTGTAACTCCACCATCCTAATCGAGTATACTTTAATTCAGGAAATCGTCGGAATACAGGAGACTCCAAAACTAGAAAAGGTTTTTTAGAATTTAGAATATAGTTATATGCTTCTCGTCTTTGCGGACTTTGTGCAATTTTAGGTTTGATTAAATTAGTTTGTAAAAAATAATCAGCATCTTGTATTATAGGATCATTAATAGTCTCGGCAATTGTGTAGCTATCACCCAATTGCTCAAAACCTCTATGTAAAGACCTTGTAGTCTTAATTGAACCTTTAATACTAACTATTTTCATTTCATCATATCAAACAATTCTTGTTTCCACAAATCTGCGAATTCGCAATCTCTATAGTTTTCAAACCAAGGACCACCTTCTGTATAATGAATTAGTTTAGGGGTTTCTATATCATTATACACACCTACTAGATAGTTCCATGTATGATCTAGTTCGCCGATTTCTTCGTCTTTGAGCCAACTAAAGCGATGCATATATGCTCCGTTTAACTCTGTGTCGTTAACAAAATCCTGTGTAACTCTTTTGTTACTTGGATGTGAACAATTCCATAACACTACACTAGACCAATTTTTGCGTGGATAAATGGTTTGCTTTTGACCATCCATTTTGATACCTTCACGCGGAGTATAATCGTGTTGCACACACATTACAGCATACCTGTCATCTGCTTGATCAAACAATTCTTTGATGTCTGTGGTAAGAATCATGTCACAGTCCATAAACACTGCCCAACCTTCAAAATTCATAAGTTCAGGAATTAGGAAACGTGTGAATGTAAATTCTGTGCTTGCAAGTTTGTCTACTGGTCTACTATACCATCCAGCATCGCGCAATTCTTTTTGTATTAATGGACGCACTTCTGCTTTTGGTTGTTTAGTTTGAATGCTGTGTTTACAAACTTGGTATGCTATATCCTCTCGCGGCTCATAACCTACAAATACTTTCATTAATCTCTTCTTTCTATATCATCTTCTGTTAATTCTTCACCTAGCCATACCTCGACAACTCTAGCTGTTGTTTCACCTATATTAGTTGCTTTGTGCCAAGTACACTTAGGTATGTCAATGCTACTGCCTGCTGTATATACTTTAGAAGTACTATACTCATTAGCATATTCTAAGTCCATTCTAATTTCGCCTTCAACAACATGCCAGTGTTCAGAACGGTTAAAGTGTCTTTGATCGCTAAGTGCTTTACCTGGATCAAAAGCAAGCTGTTTAACTTGCCAGCCTTCCCCTTTGTCTAATACTGTGTAAGTACCCCAGGCACGCTCTGTAGTAGGTTGACTCCATTCTTTGAGTATCCAACTGCTTGAATTCTTTTTGTCTTCGCCGCCTACACTAAACACAAAATCTACATCTTCAAATGATAACATTTCTGGTATGTTATATTTTGTTCTATCTCCGCCATTAGCAAAGATAAGTTTTTCGTGCTTCCAAAAGTTTTTTACTTTACGGATAGCATCAATAGCTGTGTTATCATTGTCATCGAATGTTATTACTTCGTCAACAACTTCTAACATTTCTATTACGCTAACACGTTCCTGTAACGGCATAAAAGGTCTGCCTTTTTTACGTGTGAGCCATTCGTCAGAATTTACACCAACAATCAAATATTGGCCTAAATTCTTTGCTGCTTTAAAGTAGGCTATGTGCCCTGAGTGTATGGGATCAAATCCACCGGTTACTAATACTATTTGCATGCAAGTATTTACAAACTGGCATCTTCCATACCTGCAACTCTGAGCTTAACCACATTAGTGATTTGCCACTGTTTTTGATCAAGTGCTTTGAGTACACCTAACCACTTGTTACGCATCAGTGCAAACTCATTAATAATCTTTTCATAGTCAACAACGTCTGCCTCACCGTCTACGTATTTTTCAACGTCACGGCTAGACAGAGCTCGTTGATAGTTTTCAAGATATTTTTTGAAGTAAGAGCTACGCAATCTACGTAGCTCTATGTTGAGATAATTTAGGATTGCTTCAATTTCTTGTAATTGATTAAACCTATGTTCTACAATGCCTGGCATAGCGGCCGCAGCCTTTTCAACATTACCTGATAGTTTACATTCCGTTCGTGCATGTTGTAATTCTATTTCAAAGTGACTTACAGCATCAGGAATTTTACTTATATCACGACTTACTTCGCTATACCAGCCCATATTAGTCCCAATCTAACTCTTCGTCAAGAACATCATCTGCACTTTCTATATCTAGATAATAATTGATAGCAGCATCTAAAACTGTACAAGATCCCAATGCACTAGTAAATTGATGATCTTCTGTGCCATAATCTGCTAGCAGATCAACAAATCTTTCGGCCGCTGTATCTGTTTGTTTCTTATCAAGATAATCTTTAAATACAGTCCATATTATATTGCTTAAACAACACCCAAACATCCGAAATAACATTTTCGTCGATCATTGTTGTTCCTCTGTGTCATGTTCGGCAATATTTATATCAACGTCGTCTATTTTTGGTTCTGCGGGAAGTTTAACAAAATCTTCCATTACTTTATCAAGTAACTCTCCGGTCCAGTTTTTTCTGTATTCTAAAATTTCTTCGTCTTCGCTTGTAACATACTTCAAACGATTGCCACTTTTTTCAATGACACCTTTGCCTTCAAAAAGTTCTAGCAAGCCGCTATATGGATTCATACCCGTTTCGTATGGAATCTTAACCTGTACACCTTCAAACGGTTTAGCATAACGAGTTTTCATAACCTTACAAGCGGCTCGAATACCACGTACTTCACTAATCTTGTTACCGTCTTCATCTTCTTTTAGTTTTAACTTTTTCATTGCAACTACGATAGAACTTGCATAGATAAAGCCTTGACCACCTGAGATTTTATCATCTGGATCAAACATATCTTGCGATGCATATGTATGATTAGTAGCAACTAGGCCTACATTAGCACTGCCTAACATATTAACAGTGTTACGCACAAGTGCAGTTAATGCCTTAGGCTTACGACCCATATCACCTTTCATATCACCCTTGTTAAACTGATCAACATCTGTGGGTGTTAGCAACATGCCCAATGAGTCAACCACAAATAACACCTTTGGACGTTCTTCTTCTGGCATTGCTTTGTAGTCTGCCATAAACACACTAATAGTTTTAGCAACGTCATCAATCATTGACATGTTTAGTTTTAGTAGTTTATCTTCAGAAGTATCTACATCAAGTGCTTGTAGCCATGCTTCATCAAGTGCGTTCTCCGAGTCGATTAGTACTACAAAGATACCTTGATCTTGTGCATACTTTACAATATTTCCTGAACAGATATATGATTTACCTGCACCAGATTCACCCGCAAACACAGTTACTTTTCCTAATGGAACACCTTTGTGGAAATCACCACTAATAAGATAATTTAGTGCATAGTTGCCTGTGCTAACCCAATCTGTTGGATCATTAAAGCCGGCACTCATGCCTGTAATAGATTTAGTCAAGTCTTTTCTAAACTTGCTAACATCAAACGATTTAGCCATATTATTCTCCTAATTTAAAAAGCACCTCTACTAGCGTTTGGAGTGTTGACAGGTAAACCATGAATCTCTGCTCCGGTTTAACTAGTAGAGGTTGTTTGTATTACTGTCCTTGACGTGCTCTAATCATTGCTAGAATGTCTTGAGCGCCGCCGCCTTCTGCAGGAGCCGCTTCAGCCGCTGGTGCTGGAGTTGGCTCTGGTGCCGCTTCTACTGCTGGAGCAGGAGTAGGCGTTGGTGCTGGCGCACTCTGACTTGTAGCAGTTGCTTGTGGACTAGCCGCTTTGTTAGGATCACCTGTACGTGCTGCCATACCTGCTGGACGGAAGTAGTTGCTCCAACGATCTGCATCATATGCTTCACCGTCTACTGACGCTTCAAACATTTCTTGCATTACTTTGATTGCAGTTTCATCCGGCTTCTTAGGTAGGAAGTCTGATAGGTTATATAACCCATGTGTATTGATTGCATTCATTTCAGCATCATCTAACGGACGCTCTCTACGAGCCCACTGTGATGTTGAATAATCAGCATAACCACCTTTTGATGTCTTATTCAAACGGAAGTCTACACCAGCAGTATAATCTGTTGGCAGTTCCTCCATGTCTGGATCCATTAGTGCCTGCTTGATGATCTGGAAGATCTGCGGACCAATAATAAATCTACGGATCGGATTCTCAGGTGTTGTATCATCAGTCAGAGGATTATTAGTTACAAATCCTTGGAAAATGTATGAGCGTTTCTTCCAATACTTACGACCCATGTCTTCTAGACTTGCGTCTTTAAACCAAGTGCGTACTTCATTAAGAATGTTGCACTGCTCGCCGTACATTTCCATACATGGAATTTGTACTTGTACTGGACGTGAATCTGTTTCACCTTTGATTCCATTAAACGGAAGTTTTATCATTAAACGTTCAGTCCAGAAGAAAGTGCTGTCTGGATTACCGTCAGGAAGGAAACGTAGAGTTGTACTCTCGCCTTCTTTCATATTCCAAAATGGGTAAATTGCGTTGTCACCGCCTGTTGATGGACCGTTTGAAGATCCGCGGGTTTCTTGCTCTTTGAGCTTTGCTCTAATTTCAGCTAATGATGCCATAGTTATGCCTCCTATAAAATTGCCTATGTACTTGTGCCTATTTGTGTAGCACAGTTTATATACTACACTCTTTTATTTAGCATGTCAACCAAAAATGCTAAATTTTTTAAGAAGTTAGCCGAAACTTTTAAAGCCCGGCTAAACTTTTAACTCTAATTAGTTCTGAATCGTCTTCTTCTCTATAGCCCATTACTTCTGCTACTAGATTATTAATCTGTTCTATGAACGCCTTTGCGGGTTCTATGAACTCTTCGCCGTAGTCTTTTTCAACCATGGTCAAAATAGCTGTTTCGCCTTTTGGAAACTGTCCTGATTCACGATCAAAATAGCTGAGAATAAATT